CAGCAGGAGTCGTGGCGAAGAGATGGATACTAATTACACACGAATGGTTACAATCACTAAAAGTCAAGCATGAAAGGTATGCCTTTGTGCATGATGAGCAAATATTAGGTGCGCCACAATCATCATGCGAAGATGTGGCTAGACTGTGTAAATGTTCTGCATTAGAATCTGGTGAAGTCTATAAACTTCGACTGCCTATTGAAGCCGATGCAAATATTGGTAACAACTGGGCCGAGGTACACTAATGCTACTAATTGACTGCGACTTCTTGGCTTACAAAGCCTCGCAAGTATGCGAAACTGGTATAGATTTTGGAGAGGATGTTATAGTAGCCCAGTCACAGTTCAGTGACGTACTACAAGTCTTTCAGACAGAGCTGGATAAAGTTACTTCAGCAATGATGGATGACGACATCATCTTATATTTCTCAGACCACAAGAATTTTAGGAAGAAAATTTTTCCTGACTACAAAGGTCATAGACAGAAACGTAAACCATTAGGTTACAAACGTCTAGTAAACTATTGTAGTGAAAACTATAGATTTGTTATGATGGAGGATCTTGAAGCTGACGATGCCATAGGTATTGAGGCAACTAAATATCCTGACCCTAGTAACATTATTGTTAGTCCAGACAAAGACATGAAGCAAATCCCCTGTGTTCTATGGAACATGGCTGACGAAGTGGAGGAGATTACACTAGAGCAAGCTGACGAATGGCACCTTATCCAAAGCCTTGCTGGAGACCCCACAGATGGGTACTCTGGTTGCCCAGGAATAGGAGTCAAGCGAGCTACAGCTCTGTTAAACAAGTCCGAATCTAAATGGGATGCAGTGTGTCAAGCATATAGAGATAGAGGGTTATCAGACGATGACGCTTTGCTCAACGCACGTTTGGCTAGAATTTTACGTACAGAAGACTACGACCATGATCTTCAACAACCTATTCTTTGGACACCTAAATGATCAAATCACCTTTGATAGCCAGAACTGGCAGAGTAGAAAACTGGATTAAGAATCCTGATGGCCGTTTACCTGTATCCTGCACTGTCTTTGTTGTCGAAGATAGTATGGAAGGCCCTAACGGTATAGAAGCATCTTGGAGATTTGTCTCCCATGCTTTAAGATATGGAGCTGGTGTAGCAGTACACCTCTCAAACATAAGACCCAACGGACATGAAAATGGAAAGGGTCTAGTAGCTAGTGGCCCAGTGTCATTTGCTAAAGTGTATTCTGCACTCAACGAAACTATACGTAGGGGAGGGGTATATAAGAATGGAGCTTGTGTGTGTCACCTTGATTTAGATCATGCTGACGTACTCGAGTTCATACAAACACCCAGACACCAACTACCTTGGATTAAAAGGTGTGTTGATCTTACAGCTGATATGTGGGACAAGACTCCTTATAAAAAAGAATTACTCGAAGGTATAAAAGCGGGTGATATTTGGTTAAACAAAATTAAACATGATCGCTATGGAAACAGAATCTACTCCAACGTCTGTCTTGAGGTGTACTTGCCCTCACGCGGAACTTGCTTGTTACAGCATGTCTCTCTCGGTGCCTGTACTCTCAGCGACATATCAGAGGCTTTCAGTACAGGTATGTCCGACTTGTGTGATCTCCATAGTAGGACAGGCATTGGAGAATCTGGAGAATACCTTACCCCAGAAAATGACAGACAAGTGGGGCTCGGTATGCTCGGTCTTGCCAACCTCCTCAGACGTTATAAAGTTACCTACGAACAGTTCGGGGAAGCATTAGATGATGTCATTCATGGGCTGCACCCTAAAGGAACAGCTGGACACATAGCAGAAGAGATACAGACAGGAGTATATAGAGCTGCTGAGATAGCACGTCTTCACCATATGGTACGTGCCTTCGCAATAGCTCCTACGGCTAGCTGCAGTTATAACACAAAAGACTTGGACGGATACACCTCATGTCCCGAGATAGCACCACCAATAGCTCGAAGCGTTGACCGTGATAGCGGCACCTTCGGAGTTACATCTTATGATTATGGCGATGTAGAGATCGCCTCAGAAGTTGGCTGGACTGCATACAAAAAAGTTGCAGACGGTATAATGACACTTCTAGGAAAGACGGGACTTCTTCACGGATACAGCTTTAACTCATGGAGTGACGTTGTAACCTACGACAATGCGTTCGTTGAAGAGTGGCTTGGAAGCCCCCAGACATCACTCTATTATTCCTTACAGGTAATGGGCGATGTTCAGGACAAGTCGAGTGCATATGCAGCCTTAGATGAATCTGAAGTCGACAGTTACTTGGATGGGATCTTAAACAATGAACCCACATGTGATTGCCAAGAATGAAAACACCTTATGATAAACTACTACTCCGCAAAAGAAAGTGGACTCCCGTACAAACGACGGCTGGGAAACTACGTGATGGCTCAGAAGAAACCATCTTCCGTGCTCTTGCAGTACGCCATATGGAGCTTCCTGTGGGTGCCTTTATCGAGGAAGCTCTTACTAAGGAGGTTCCCAAAGATGCGAGAGTACTTTTACAGTCGAATGTAAACGACGAAATAAACCATGACCTAGCGTTAGGTTACATAGTAAACGCAATGGGTGTAGATGAGAAAGCGGAGGCAGAGGCATTACGCCTCCGCACCGCATGGGAAGAACACCCCGACCACACACTAACTAAAGCCTTGGTAGCTGAACGTGCAATATTTTTTGTACTACTACCTTTCTTTAGATTCAATGGTGATGCTGGTCTACGTACAGTCAGTGCAGATATTAGCCGTGACGAACAAATCCATGTTGCTACTAACTCTCTCGTATGTGCTAGCATGGGCTTACGTCCAAGTCCTTCTTTAGACAAACTAAGAAAGGCTACAATAAACTGGATACTACAACCCTTGAAAGCGAACAACGAAGATAAGTACTTAAATAAAAATTTCTGGTTAGAAACCAGTGACCGTTTGATGTATGAAGGTAAAGCTCCTGAGCTAGCCGATACCAAACGTGCCCGTATGCCTGCGTTTTTTGAACATGCAAACACCAATTTACCCCAGTACTCTTGATTGGGGACGTATCGAAAAGATACTTGACGAACTTGACCAGCAGTTTCCTGACAAGTTTCCTGACCACAACCTATCGGAAAAAGCAATATCTTATAGGGCTGGTCAGCTGTCAATAATAAGATTACTTAAACATAAACTCAAAGGAGAATAATTATGTGTGTCGGCCCAATCGCTAATCTATTCGGAGGCGGACGATCAACCCCAGCTGCCCCACCAACACCAGCCCCACCAACTACCCCACCACCCCCAATGCCTGTACAGACAGCCCCAGTTGAGGCTCCTGTGGCTCCTACTCCAGCTCCTGTAGAACAGGATGAGACAAAGAGAAAGGCAAAGGTTAAAGCAAAGAGAGTTCAAAAGAGATCTCGAGCTAGAGGCACTACACAGCTACAAACCAAGAAACCAACGTCAGGCGGATTGAAAGGTATTAGCACCTCTCAAGGCGTCAACACTGGCGGAGGCGGTGGCGGTGGCGGAGGAGGCACCTACTAATGGCCTTCGCACGGAAGCGGTACCATGAACTATCGTCTCACCGTGAACAGTTTTTAAACATAGCGTATCAGTGTTCTGAAATAACTTTACCTACGTTGTTAATGAGAAATGAAAACAACGCAGTATATAATGATTTTGTCACACCGTATCAATCAGTTGGTGCGAAGGGAGTAACAACATTAGCATCCAAGTTGATGTTAGGTTTGTTACCACCTTCCACCTCTTTTTTTAAGTTACAGGTTGACGATTCTAAATTAGGAGAAGATGTACCCGCAGAGGCTAAAAGTGAATTAGATTTAGGATTTGCTAAAGTTGAACGTATGATTATGGACAGCATAGCTGGATCTACTGATCGAGTTCAAATTTTTTCTGCGTTAAAACACTTGGTAGTTACAGGTAACGCTCTTGTATATATGGCAAAGGATGGTATGAAAGTATATCCTTTAAACAGATATGTTGTAGAGCGTGACGGTAATGGTGAAGTAATGGAAATCATAACCAAAGAGCGTGTCAGTAAAAAGTTACTAGGCATGGAAGAGGAATATGATGGCCCTAATGATGATGAAAAATCAGAATATGGAGGTAAAGACTGTGACGTTTATACTTGTGTAAAAAGAACTGACTCAGGTTGGATGTGGTTTCAAGAGGTTCACGATAAGATACTACCAGACAGTCATGGTAAAGCACCTTTAGATAAAACTCCTTGGCTACCATTACGTTTTGTAACGGTAGATGGAGAAGATTACGGACGTTCTAGAGTCGAAGAGTTCCTCGGGGATTTAAAATCTTTGGAAGCATTAATGCA